TACGGACCACCTTGTGGAGCAGCCCATGCAGCAGCACCAGCAGCAGCAACCATCATCCACCCTGTAACCAATGCCGTTGTTGTTGCTTGTCCTATAGCTAAAATTGAAGCATTTGAAGTGGTTGCAGTAGTAGCCTTAGTTTTTTCAATCGCTTTGTCTGTAAAAAATTCTAGTGTTTTTCTCCAAACAAATTTTGCCAACATTTTAATTTGTTCTTTTATCCACTCAGCAGCAATGGAAGCAATCACACTTCTAGCCAAAGATTTAGTATCTTCCCACATCTCTTTTAAAGAATCTCTAAATGTTAAACTTCCTTCTAATAGATTCTCAAAAAAATTAGCCCAATTATCTTGAAGTCCTTCAAAAACTTCAGCTATTGTTTCTGAAACTACATCTGCCCAAGATGCCCAATCTTCTTCTTGTTTCTCAAAAAATAATTCAAATCCTTCATACCATTCACCCATTTCTTCTAACTGTTTAATCTTTAATTCTCTAAGTTTTTCTTGTTTCCATTTTTCAATAGCAACTTCAGCACCAGCTTGTCCTTCAAGAATTTTTGTCATTTCTTTTACTTCTTCATCAATTAGCTTTTTCTTTACTTCTAAGGATTCTTCCGTCATTTTCCCCATGCCGTCATAAATCTTTTCCCAAGTTTCAAGAATTTCTTTTGCTCTAGCTTTTTCACTTTTAATATCAGTTTCTTTTTTTGCACTAAACTTATCTAATGCTTCAGCCATCATCTCTTTTGTTCTGGTATAAATATCTCCTTCATCTTCATTAGCCTTAACCCAACTATCTCTTAATTGATTTATTTTTCCTAATTCCCTTCGATACCAATTAATGGATTTATCTTCTAATCCATCATAAAGACTAGCTGTAGCAGATTCTTTTTGTTTTGCAGCTTTTTCCTCTTCTTTCAACCTCTTTTCTGTCATTTCTCTTTGTTTCTTAAATGCTTTATCTTCTAACTTATTTAAATCTTCAATTAATTTCGCTCTAAGATTAAAAAGCATTTCCGCTCTTGAAGCACCAAAATTAAACATTGAATCTTCTGCTTCTTTTACGGTATTTTTTCTTGATTCATAAACTGCAATTAATTCTTGTTTCTCTCTCTCATATCTTTCATGATATATAATATCTAATCCTTCTTGAGACTGGATATAAATATCTCTTAATTTAGCCATTTTTACGCCTAATTCTTCAGCAGCAGCTTTAGCAGCCTCCATCACTGCTTCATTAGCCTTAATCGAAGCAGTTAGTCCATCAACTTCTTCTTTAGCTTTGTCTACACCTTCAACTGAAACAACTGTTTGTTGTTTAGACTCTAAATTCCAATCTATTGCTTTATTTATCTCTGACATTTTAACGGCAACAGATTTAGTAAATTTACCTACAATTTTTCCTACTGTTGCAAATAACCAAACTATTCCTTTAATAAGCCCAAAAGCAAAATTTTCATAAAATTCTTTAATAATATTTGCAATAGAATTATAAATAATTTTAAGAACAAGTGTGATTGCACCTAATGCTACTTTAAGTCCTTCAAAAATCTTTTTTAATGTTTCTGTAGCCTTTCCAATTCTTTCTGCTGATTTAGTTCCTTCATTAGTGCTATTTACCCATTTATTCCATATTAATACTCCCGCAGTAACACCTACAACAATTCCTGCAATTATACCAATTATCCATCCTCCTGCTAATTGGAATGCAAGAGCAGAAACCACTGCAACACCAATTGCAACAGCAAGAACTCCTGTAGCAGTAGCAACAATCATTAGATTTGATGCTAAGTCAGGAGATTTTTCTATTATTTCTGTAAACTTTAAAATTACATTTGTAACAACATCAATTAATTCTCTAAATCTAGGAGATACAGATTCACCTAAAGTTGTAAAAAGATTTTTAAGCGCAGACCACAACTCTAAAGTATCACCTTTGAGCGTGTCCATTTTAATTTCTTTCATCTTTTGTGCTAATTTCGCATATAATTCTGCATTTTCTTCAAGAGTTTTGTTAACTGCTTCTGTATAACTAATTGCAGGAATTAACATTTGTACATATTTTGCCGTTCTCTTCCCAAAGATATTAATAGCATCGGCAGCACTTAATCCACCATCACGCATTCTTTTTAAAACATCTACAACATTCCAACTCTCAGATTCTTGTTTTTTAAATCCGAGTTTTGCCATTGTCTTTGCCTGAATGGTTGCACCATTTTCTAAATCAGCTAAACTTTCTGTTATTTCGTTTAAAATCATAACATAGGCTTGTCCAGCCTTAGATGCTTTAATATTTCTATCTGCCAAAGTCATAAGAATTGAAAGAGTTGTCTCAAATGACTGTCCAGCAGCTTTAGATGCAGCACCGCTACGTGCAAGAGCCATCCCCATATCTTCTATCGTACTTGAAGAATTAGTCGCAGCAAATGCCAATAAATCAGCCATTTTGCCAGCATATTCAAGAGGTTCTGCTAAACCTTTAATTGCTCCAATAATTACTTCTGCCGACTTTTGAGGGTCAATATTTTCTATTGCAGCAAGGTTAAGAACGTCAGGAAGAAGTCCTTCGATTTCTTTTGCCTTTAACCCCATTTGTCCCATTTGTTTTGCAGCAGAAGCAACTTCTTTAGTAAAAAATTGAGTTGTTGCACCAAGATATCTTACTGTTTTTCCTAATGATTTAAACTGAGTGTCAGATGCTAGTGTTACAGCCTTAACACTTGCCATTTCATATTCGTAATCAGACCATTCTTTTATGGAATTTTTAACAAATAATAATAATGGCGCACTTATCCCTGCCATTGCAATAGCAATAGACCTCATTTCAAGGTTTAATCTACCAAAACTTTTTGTAGTAGCTTTAGCAGCAACATCCAATTTTTTAGTGGATGCAGTAGCCTTTTTTAAAGCTACATCTGCACCTGTTTGGTCTATTAATTTTAACCTAATAATTGCTTCTGCAATAGTTCCTGAAATCATGATTTTATTCCTTTAGGCAATTTATGTCCTTTGAATTCTATCATCACAATTAATTCACCTCTTTGGACAACTTTCCTCTTTTTATTTGTAGATTCACCTTGAAAAAAATTATGGACATTTACAACTTCTTCAATGTAAGAATTGAATTGAAATATGCTTAGTCCACATATTTCTTCATGTGAAAATCCATAAAAATGTTTGAGTAAGGAGAATGCAAAACCCCAACTTAGAGTTTCTGATTCTCCTTTTACCCGTTTTTTACCTGTATTCCGTTTTCATCTGATTCAGAATCAGGATTTAAAACTTTGGTGACTTCTGATAAATCATTTATTGACACCAAATCTTTTAATTCATCAAGGGTAATATTTTTATCTTTCTTGCCAACAATTCTCCAAAGCAAAAATAAAGTCTGTTCGTACTCATCAAAATTATCATCGCCTCTATCACTAGAAATCATAATCAATCTTTTTATTTTTTCTTTTTCTGGCATTTCTTTAGGAAAAGATTCCATAATTTTTGCTTTTTCTTCTACTGTCATTGGCTTTGGATATAATTCCGAAACAAAAGACATCTTTTCTTCATACGGCATTTCTTGAGGAAGTGATTTTAGTATTTCTGCTTTTTCTAATAAAAGTCCCTTTTTCTTATCTTTCTTTTTCTTAGAAAAATATTCATTTGCAGCAGCAACATCAGAAATTGTTGGCGATTTAACCACAAACTTTCTCCCACTTAATACAATCGTTTTTTCTAATCCTACAACACTAGCTAAATTATCTGCCATTTTTACACAATCCTTTCTTAATTAAATAAAATCATCCAAACTATCAATTATTACATTTATTTTCAAATTACCTTTCATTTCACAGTCTAAAGTTAATTTATTCCGATGTTTTAATTCTACTAATTCATGTTCCAATACTGGGTTTAACTTTCTTCCGTCTGATTCGTATAGTCTAAGACTACACTTTTTCACATCTTCAAACAACCACCAATTATTAGTGAAATATACTATTTTATTGGACTGGATTTTCTTTGTCCAATATAAAAATCCTCCAATTTGTTTTTCTTCTTTAAAAAGAAATCCGTAATGACCTTCATTTATCATACAACTATTCTTTGAACATTGTTAGAATTATAATTAGTAACCCATATATGAGTACCATCAAAGGCAACACCACTATAAGGATTCGTTCCTACAGTAACAGTAGCAACAACTGTATTTGTACTAATATCTATTTTAGAAACATTATTAGAATTATAATTTGCAACCCATATATGAGTACCATCAAAAGCAACACTTACAGGAAGAGCTCCTACAGTAACAGTTGCAACAACTGTATTTGTACTAATATCTATTTTAGAAACATTAGCAGAACCATAATTTGTAACCCATATATGAGTACCATCAAAGGCAACACCTACAGGATTAGTTCCTACAGTAACAGTAGCAACAACTGTATTTGTACTAATATCTATTTTAGAAACATTATTAGAATTATAATTTGCAACCCATATATGAGTACCATCAAAAGCAACACTTACAGGACCCGTTCCAACAGTAACAGTTGCAACAACTGTATTTGTGTTTACATCTATTTTAGAAACATTATTAGAGGTAAAATTTGCAACCCATATATAAGTACCATCAAAGGCAACACCTCTAGGACCCGTTCCAACAGTAACAGTTGCAACAACTGTATTTGTGTTAATATCTATTTTAGAAACATTATTAGAACTAATATTTGTAACCCATATATGAGTACCATCAAAAGCAATACCTCTAGGACCAGTTCCAACAGTAACAGTCGTTTTCCTTCCACTATAATATGGGATTTTAAGCGTTTGAGAAAGTAATGGAACAAAAGAACATCTGCCTCTTTCCCCAATTGCAAGTTTCTTTTCAACTATCCAAGAACTTGTACTTGAATTATAAAAAACTTCTGCATATTTATCTGATGTAGAAAGTTTTCTCTTATCTCCAAACTCATTAATTTGCAAAATTCCATGAGGCATGATGTTTAAATCTCCAAAATATTATAATGAAGCAAATTTATTTTCACCTCTACAAATTCTTCCAGCGATTTGTCTATTACATCCTACTTTTTCAGCTATTTGCCTGTATGACAATCCTGAATCTTTAAGGCTTAGAATTCGTGCAACTTGTTCTTTTGTAACATTACTACGTTTTTCTAATGTAGCTTTATATTTTTCAGGGTCGCTCCACATGTTAATGCTTATTTCTTTCATTTTTGCTCTTACTTCTGGTTTACTAAATGTTTTTGCCCTTGTTTCTTTTTGTTTTTTTACAAATTCTTCATTTTGCCAAAAAGATTTAAGTCTTTTTGAATTTTCGCTTCTACATTTTTCAGAACGTAAAATTGGATTTATGATATTCCGCATTCTTATTTTTTCTTCTGGATTCGAGAATCTTAGTTTTTGTGCTTTTGAAACGTTATTTTTTACTTTTTCAGTAGCCATTGCTTGTTTTGTTGCTATTGAAATTTTTTGTCTTTGTTCTTCAGTTTTTACAACCCCTTTTGTACTATGCGACAAAGGAGCAATATTAAATCCTAATTTACAAACTTGATAAAAATCAATATAGTATTGTTCTCTTTCTTTTAAAAATTCTTCCTTACAATTTTCAATCAAAGCAAATTCAAAATTTTTAATCCCATTTTTATTCCAACTATCTTGAAGATTGGAATTAAAATGTGAATTAGCCCGAAGCATTTTATGGTGCATTCTAAATCTTCTTCTTACATTTAGACTGCTACCAATATATTTTTGATTTGTTATCACATTTTCAATCATATAAACTCCGGGCATTGTTGAAAAGTTCATAAAATAAGTATCATTACTTTTCCCCAATAAATACATTTGCTCTTTATATTTTTCAATATATTTACTCTTTATTTCATCACAATATTCCATATTACAAAATTCAAAAATTCCAAATTCAAAATTTTCTCCTCCAAATTTGTTCCAATCATTTTGTAATCTTGGGTTATAATGATTTCCTCCCTTCAACATTGATTTATCGCTATTAAATCGTTTTCTTATATTTATTGCACTTGCAATATAAAATTTGTCATTACAAATACAACGAATAAAAAAAACACCACTATTTGACAATTCGCTTTTCTGCCTCATTTTACACTTCTCCTTTAAAAATTTTGTGATATAAAAGTTAACCTACTATATCATAAAATATTAAAAGAAATCAAGCAAATAGTTTATTTTGTTTTAATTATTCAAAATAAGTCATAATTAGTTAATCAATAAGAAGTTAATTATGCCAAAGGTTTGTGAAGATAGCGGCTGCCCTGTATAGTTAGAGGATATTGCACAGCTTCCGCAAAATTTCCAGAAGGATTGAATGTAGTGTAAAAACCATCTCCAACGAATGCCATCCCTAATGCTTCATTTTCAGAAATCCCAATCACATAAAAAGATTTATTTTTAAGTGGTGGAGGACCCTCTTTATGTCCTTCAAAAGCTATTGTCCAACTTGTAAATGTTGGTTCAAATTCTCTAAATTCCCTTGATTGATAGTCTGAAAGGTCAATAGAATCAATCGTCTCAGTAATATTAAACGATTTCTGCCCCAACAATTCTTCCATTAATCTTGGTTCATGAATTGTAAGAGTATAATCTTCAGCAAGGCTTTTTAACTGTTTAATTCCCATTGAAATTATAGAAGTGTCTAAATTCGGATTATTCATTCTTAATATAACCCTTGCCCATTCACCTGCTCTCAGACCGGGAATTGGTAACGCTTCCGTTTCTGTAGCAGCATTTGCAGTAGAAGAAAGAATAAATTCAAGAGTTTCATCATCTGTTTCCACAGAAGATTTAATCCAAAGTGTCACACAAGAATAAGAGGAGCAATCAACACTTGTGTTAACATTAGATGAATCCTTCAACCTTTTAGATGCAACAATTCCTAAAGATGCAGATGTTTCAACAGTTATTCCTGCCATATTTGAATTTTTTGCAGGGCCTTCTTTTGTTAAATCTGCTTTTGATTGTGATAATGTAACATTTACTAGGACTTGTTCGTCAAAAGAAACATTAGTTTTGTATTTATCTAAAAGATGATTTACACCGCTTATTTCTGAATAAAAAATTGTTCCTGTACTATTTAATACAGCCATTGTTATTTTCCTCCTGAATTATCAAATTGTTTTTTCAACAAAAAGTCGATTGTATATGGCGCATTGCCAATACTTATTTTCATCTCTGCCTATTAATGGTTCATCTTCAACAACTGAATCTAATGTTGTATATCCATCAATAAACATATATCTTCCATTCTTTAATAAAAATTCTAATTGAGAATATATTTTCATTATATTTGAAGAAGAATTTTGATTATCAACTATTGTCCATTGAAATGTCATATCCCTATATTCTGTGTTATAAGACTTAACTTTTGTTCCTTTCAAATAAAAATACACACAATAAGGAACAACCATTTTTAATTCTTCCTCTGGTGCTTCATTTAAATAAACCCTATTTCCAACACTATTATTAAAAAGATTTATTCCTTTTGCAGCACTTAAAATCCCTGTATTAGAAAGAATTGTTTCATCTATAAAATCTATACTTCCTATTTTATCGTATTTAAAAAACTTTTTATGGATTTCTGTAATTTTTCCAGAAGCACCTGAATCACTTCCAGTAACAATATCTCCTACAGCAAATTTCCCATCTACTTGAGAACCGTAATGGAAAAGTTTATCTTCTGTCATCCATTTCCAAATTCCTTTATAAATATTGTCGAAATCTTTTTCTATCATACTGAATCTATTGCATTTTTAATATGTTTGGGAACTTTATTTGTATATACAGGCATTATATAAGGTCTAGCACTAATATTTCCAATACCCTTTTCTAAGCCTGAATATGGAACTCTTGTACCAATATCTATTGTATTCTTAGTTCTTGGCTTATTAATAATATCTGATGCTTTTGCCATACTACCCTTAGCAATATCTCTTTTTGTAACTCCTTTAACTGAAATATTACTTCTTACAGTAACGGAATCCCTCAATCTTCCTGATAAAACAGCAGGGGGTTGACCGGGTTTAGAAGCATAATGGATTTTTCCATTTATTACATATTTTTTACCACCCCCTTTTAATGGAAATGAATCTTTAACATCTTCTTGAATATCATAAGAAACCATCATTAAATTATTCATTAATGCAGCCTTTACTTCTGTAAAAAATACTTCTGGTGTAGTATTGGTTAATATTTTCATGGTATCTTAGTATTTTAGAACAATAAAAAAGCAAAATATCTCACATCACTATTTTACTTTAAATGAGATAAAACATTGCGTAGATTATTTCACTTCAACCAAATATAAAACGATGAATTTTTTATTTAAAAATGGGTTTGGATTAAACACAATTTTAAATTTTCTTTTATTCACAACATTAATGGGAACTTCTATTATGCAAAATTCATCGAACTCTACATTTTCAGGAAGGTTTGCATAAAGAATATAATCTGCAATAATAGTTTCTTTCTCATATTGTTGCAGATTTTCTTTACCTCTATTAGGAGCTAAAACTGCTTTAAATGTAGCAATTTCTACATATTCATTATTATATCCTCCCATTCCATCAGGAGTCCTTTTCATTTTTTTGAGAGAAACTAAAATTTTGGGTCCCGTAATCAAAGATTTACCTTTCGATATTTATTTAAAATATTTTTAGTTTCATCCGGTATCCCTTGTAAATCTTTTCTTAATCCTGAAACTGAATATGATGAAAGGCCTAATGATGTTTCTTGATGTTTGCTATAAATAGAAGAAATCCATACATATATTGCTAATTGCAAATCGCTTGGAATTTCCAAATATCCTGCAACATAAACAATGTAAAAACTCCCTGTTATTTCTCTATTAAATTCAATTATCCCTGATTCATTATTTATTTCATATTCGTTAAATGGAGATAAATAGCAATTTATATCAACCCAATTACTATCTATTGCATTTTTATTACTAAATTCAGGAATTATAGATGTGAGAACATCGGAATATTCAGAAACAATAGAGGATTCCCAACCATTTCCGATTAAAGCAATCTTTGAATTAATATCTGAAATTTTAGGATTTGTTGCAAATGTTAAGTCTTGTGATGGGATATCCCCATTATAATCTAAGTTTAATTTATTCTTTAAAACATTAACATTTGCATAAGTTAATTTATTGGAATTTTTGATTTGTAAAACTGTTGTTTTTTCAGATGAAATATTTTTTATGCTTATAACAGGAAATTGTGAAAGAATAATAGAATCATCATTTTTTACAGAAACCAAATCTTTATATTCTGTTTCTTCAAAATCTCTATTGCAATATTGCTTAACAGCAGAAATAACACCTGTTGTAATTTTTTCAACAGTGTTATTTTCATCATCTCCGTCTAACTCAAGAAAATCAAGGACATCTTCTAACTTTATCATTTTCGAATAATATTATAAATTTCTGCAATCAACGAAGATATTTCAAAAAGAATTTTAGTATAATTTGCAATTATTTGAGATTCGTTGTTTTTCAAACTTTCAACAATTGATTTATCTGTTTCGGTAATTATTAAATCTTGAATTTCCCAAGCGTGAATTACTAATGATGTTGCAGAATCATACTTAATTTTAATTTTATCAAAAATTTCTTTAGCCTTAATCTTTGATTCTTCATCTAAAGAAGCAGTTAAAATATCAAAATTATTATCAATTTCTTCTACTGCAATACCTATTGCTTGATAAGTTATCATTGAAACATTTTTTAAATTACAAGCAATGCTTATCGCAATCGCGCAACAAATTATCCAAATCCATTTTTTCATCATATTAACCCTTCAAAAATTATACAGGAGGAGGTTCAGGTGGAATCCAACCTACCTGTTCTGTTATTTGATTAGTTTGCCACTTATACTTGCCAATGTTAAACGTTTGAATAAAATCTTCTGGCACTGAAACAACTTCAAAAGTACCTTCTCCTGAAATCTGGTCATCATTTCCGAATGCTGTAATATCTTCACCGCTTATTCTTACTCTCATTTTTCTTTTTCTCCAATTAAAAAATTATCTTGAAACTATTCTTGAAACATTATTAGAACCATAATTAGTAACCCATATATGAGTACCATCAAAAGCAACATCTAAAGAATTAGTTCCAACACTTACAGTAGATACAACAGTATTTGTATTTATGTCTATCTTAGAAACATTATTAGAAGTCCAATTTGTAACCCGTATATGAGTACCATCAAAAGCAACATCTACAGGTTTCGTTCCTACAGTAACAGTAGCTACAACAGTATTTGTATTTATGTCTATCTTAGAAACATTATTAGAATTCTCATTAGTAACCCATATATGAGTACCATCAAAAGCAACACCTTTAGGATTAGTCCCTACACTTACAGTAGCAACAACAGTATTTGTGTTAATATCTATCTTAGAAACATTATTAGAACCATTATTTGCAACCCATATATGAGTACCATCAAAAGCAACACCTCTAGGACCCGTTCCAACAGTAACAGTTGCAACAACTGTATTTGTACTAATATCTATTTTAGAAACATTATTAGAACCATTATTTGCAACCCATATATAAGTACCATCAAAGGCAACACCTCTAGGACCCGTTCCAACAGTAACAGTTGCAACAACTGTATTTGTGTTAATATCTATCTTAGAAACATTATTAGAACCATTATTTGCAACCCATATATGAGTACCATCAAAGGCAACACCTAAAGGACCCGTTCCAACAGTAACAGTTGCAACAACTGTATTTGTATTTATGTCTATTTTAGAAACATTATTAGAACTAATATTTGCAACCCATATATGAGTACCATCAAAGGCAACACCATAAGGATTAGTCCCTACACTTACAGTCGTTTTCCTTCCACTATAATATGGGATTTTAAGCGTTTGAGTTAATAATGGAACAAAAGAACATCTGCCTTCCATAACAGGTCTAATTTCAGGGACAAATTTCTCTAAGGGTTCATTAAAATATAACCTTTCAGAATCATTGCTTCCAATAACTCTTTCAAGATTTCCTAACTCATCTATCTGAACAATTCCATGTGGCATTTTAATTATCCTAAAAAATTAAGAGTTTTCAATGGACATTTCAGAAACAATAAGTCCTTCTGTCGCATTTATGGAATAAAGACATCTTTGAATAATTGTCCCAGAAGCAGTTGGACCAGTTAATATCAAATCACCACTTGTCCCCAAAAGATAATAACTTCCTGCAATTAACCCTGTAAAACCATTAATCTTTCCTGCAACTTGTAATTCTCCTGCAACTCCTGTAGAAAAACCAACAAAATGAGTGTTATTAGAAGTATTGTCGGCAAGAGAAAGTGTATCATTACTAGAAATATATAATGCTTTTCCCTTAGTAAATGTCCCTATTAATCCAGCAATTATCACTGTATCAGCAGAACCACCACCAGATTCATTTTGCCATGTTGCAGATGTTGCAGATGTTGCTTTCAATATTTGCCCTGTTGCAGGTTTTGTAGCATTACTTACATTAACAATAGTTCCGTCATTTGTATTTAATCCATTAGTTTGAACACTTCCTCCACCGCCTAATCCACCTGAACCATCTAAATATGTAACTCTTATTTTATCATTTGTTATCGGAGCGACAACAAATGTTATAGTATTATCTGTTATAGTATAATCACTTGTAACATTTTGTAAAATTCCATTTAAATAAACATTTTCAGACCCAGGATATGGAATATTCATTAGTGTAAAAATTGAATTGCTTCCATTTATAAGTCCTGAAGGCTCTTCTCTAGTTATTACATCAGGAAATAAACTATCTACATAACTTTTGTTTGTTGCATCTGTTAAATTTATTGGATTTCCTAAATTTTCAATTCGATTGCCAGTCATTTTTACAATGTTATTGAAGGTAAATTCACCCTCAACAGACGACATCATGAACCTATTTCTGTCATAAAATTTAGCAGTTATGATATCGGCAATCACAGATATTTGTTCGTTTGTAATATCTCCTGATTTAATTTGTAATCCACGAATTGTAGTTCTTGCCAACTGTGAAGTCCTCCAAATGTTTTTAATTTTGCAAAAAATTATCCTGCATTCTACAAAAAATCATAGAATGCAGGATTAATTCAAATCAAAAATTACTTCATGTATGAAACTCTAATTTTATCGTTAGAAACCGGAGCTTCTACGAAAGTTATAGTCCCACTAGAAATCGTGTAA